CTGGAGGACTGATGGCCGGCAGAGGCAGGGCCCCAAAAGACCCATCCAAGCTGCGACGTCCGGGCTCGGTAGATCCGAGCACCGTGGTAGTTCCCGACGATGAGCTTCGCGGTCCGGAGTTGCCTACTGGCATTCTCCCCGACGACGCTGACTGGCACCCGCGAACGCTTCAGTGGTGGCAGACCTGGCGCGAGTCGCCGCAGGCACAGACCTTCATCGACACCGACTGGGATTTTCTCCTGGACACCGCGCTCCTTCACCACGTCATGTGGACGAAGGGCCGTTGGGAGTTCGCCTCTGAGGTACGCCTCCGGGCCGCCAAATATGGCGCCACGCCGGAGGACCGGGCCCGCCTGAAGCTGAAGGTCGATGACCCCATGGCAGGCCGTCATGCACCCGTACAGAGCGCCGGGAACGTCTCAGACATCACCAGTCGGCGAGCCCGACTCACAGGTTAGGAGACCGGATGCCGCGCGCTCTTGTGCGCGCCCCCGGTCACGACCGCTCCCGCTCTCTCGGGTGGATGGCGGTCGCATGGATGGAGTACTTCGTCGTACACGGCCCTGGCGACGTCCAGGGTGAGCCTGTACGGCATCGAGACGAATACACCGGCTTCGTTGTGGACTGCTACGCGGTCGATGACGACGAGGGCAAACTCCTCTACGACTCCGCGTTCTTCAGCCGCCCAAAGGGCTGCGACAAGTCCGGGCTGGGCGCGCGTATTGGCCTCTTCGAAGCCTTCGGGCCAGCCCGCTTCAACGGCTGGGCTGAAGGCGGTGAGGTCTACCGCGACCCGTGGGGGCTGGGCTTCGAGTACGTCTACGAGGCTGGCGAGCCCATGGGCCGCCCGGTCCGCGTCCCCTACCTCCGCATCATGGCGACGGAGGAAGGCCAGACCGGCAACGTCTACGACACCATCTACTTCAACCTGACCGACGAGGCGTCGCTACTCAGCAGCGTCCCGGGCGTGGACCCGGGCCTGACGAAGATCAACCTTCCCGACGGCGGAGAGATCACGCCGTCAACCGCATCGTCCTCCTCGAAGGACGGCGGTAAAGAGACGTGGGTTTGTTTCGACGAAACCCACCTCTACAACACTCCTGAGCTGCGCCGCATGTACGCGACGGTGACCCGTAACCTCCGCAAGAGGAAGCGTGGCGCGGGCACGTGGTACCTGGAGACGACGACCATGTTCGCCCCCGGGCAAGACAGCGTCGCAGAGCGCACCTATGAAGAGGCCGAAGCGATCCGTGAGGGTCGTAAAAAGCGTGGCCGTGCCAGGTTGATGTACGACCACCGTTACGGCGTTTGCAAGGATCTCAAGAACGAGGATGAACTCCGCGCCGCTCTCATGGACGCCTACGGCGACGCCATGGAGTGGATGGACATTGACACCCTCGTTGACGACTTCTACGACCTCCGTAACGACTCCGCCGACGGCAAGCGCTACTTCCTCAACTCCCGGACGTCCTCCTCCGACGCATGGATGAACCCCGACGCGTGGGAGCTGTGCCGACGAGCCGAAGAGATAGCGGCCGGCGAACTCGTCACGCTGGGCTTCGACGGATCCATCCGCGACGACGCTACGGCGCTCACAGCCTGCCGCGTCTCCGACGGACACCTTCAGTTGCTCGGTGTCTGGGAGAAGCCTGAAGGCCCCGAAGGCGAAGGCTGGCAGGTGGACCGCGAAGCCGTGGACGCTGCGGTCTCCCGCGCCTTCGATCGCTACGAGGTCTGCGGCTTCTACTGCGACCCGCCGCACTGGCAGGACTACGTGGACCGCTGGACCGCGGACTTCGGCGAGAACCTCTCCGTGCGCGCCACACAGGCCCGCCCGCTGGAGTGGTGGACCAACCGCCCAACGGCTATGGAGATGGCGCTGAATCGCTTCGTGGAGGCGACCGACGACAAGGCGCTCAGCTTCGCCGGCACCGAGAAAGGCGAAGATGCCTCGTTTTCCGCGCTGGGAGCCACGCTCTCTCGCCACGTACTGAACGCCAAGCGCCGCCCCATGGGCCGAAACCACATCGGCATCGGTAAGGAGCACGCCAAGAGTCCGAAGAAGATCGACGCCGCCATGTCCGCCGTACTCGCCTACGAGTGCCGCGCTGACGCCGTTGCTGCAGGAATCACGAAGCGTAAGAAGAAGTCTGGCCGCTTGGTCGCTTTCTAAGGAGGTTCGTAAGTGCCTATCGATGCAACGAGGGTGGAGTCTCCGGGATGGTGGCTTCAGCGCCTGGGCAAGAAATTGCTGGACGAGCGTGACGACTCGCGCCCCGACTGCGACGGAGAGGTGACGCCCGGTCTCGATACCCTGCGTCGCTACGCCGAAGGAAAGGCGCCCCTTCCATACGTCCCGGGCGTCGACCCGCGCGAAGTTGCTGCGTGGATGCACGACGCACGGACTAACTGGACGTCGCTCGTCATCGACTCCCCGACGGAGCGTATGGGCGTCGACGGCTTCCGCTTCGGAAAGGTCAAGGGCGGCAAGTCCGCCAAGGCTGCCGACGAGGACGCGAACAGGATTTGGCAAGAAAATGGGATGGATGCGGACTCTGACCTCGTCCACTACGGCGCACTCTCCCAGCGACGGGCTTTCGTCCTCGTGGAGAAGGGTGACGACGGCCGGCCTGTCCTGACGCACGAGACCCCCCGTCAGGTGGCTGTGGAGCATCTGCCGGGCAACCGTCGGAAGCTAGCCGCGGGCCTGAAGTTGTGGCGCGATGACTGGACTGGCGACACTCGCGCGACGCTGTGGACGCCGACAGAGGTCCATCAGTTCACCACCAAGTCACAGGCGCCGGTATTCTCCGGCAACGCCGCAACGCTCCGCGGCTGGGACGCCCTGGCGCTCCCGAGCACGGACGACAGCGTCGGCAAGAACACGCTGGGCATGGTTCCGCTCGTCCCCTTCGTCAACCGGCGCAACCGCAGACCGGAAGGCTTCGCGGAGCACGAAGACGTTCTTTCGATCCAGAACCGCATCAACCTCTCGCTGATCAACTTGATTGCAGCCATGAAGTACGGTGCGTTCCGACAGCGTTGGGCCGCGGGCCTTCAGGTCGACGAGGACCCCGTCACCGGCGCGAAAATTCAGCCGTTCCAACTGGACATTCGGAAGTTGTGGACTACCGACGACGCGGACGTCAAGTTCGGTGAGTTCGCGGCCACCGACCTCGTGCCGTATGTGCGCGCGGTGGAGGCTGCCGTCCAGGATCTTGCAGCCATCAGTCGGACACCACCTCACTACCTGATCGGCGCCGTGGTCAACGTCTCCGGCGACGCTCTGAAGGCCGCGGAGACCGGGCTTATCTCGAAGGTTCGAGACCGTCAGCGCACCTTCGGTGAGAGCTGGGAGAACGTCATGCGCCTGGCCTTCAAGGTGCTGGGCGACGAGACGCGCGCGACCGCATACGACGCTGAGACTCTCTGGCGTGACCCGGAGTCCCGCAGCATCTCCGAACTGGCAGACGCTGCAGTGAAGAAGGCTTCGGCCGGCGTTCCGTGGCGTCAGCGCATGGAGGACATGGGCTACACGCCCGCACAGATCGACCGCATGGAGATCGATCGCGCGGCAGACGCACTGAACGCAGCTCCGGCGACCGACCCACAGCCGGCCTCCCTCCAGGCCAAGCGCGACGCGAAGCAGCCGACCACTGATCAGCCTGTGATCGGACGGAGCGCGGATGTCCCTAACGCGGCTTGATCGCCAGTACGGGACGGCAGTCAGCAGCGTGTGGACGAGCGTCCTTGGACGTACCGCCCGCGCCTGGACTGATCTGGGCTCGTACCGCGATCCCGACGTCAAGCGTTTCCAGCGAACTGCGCTCCCCGTGCTGCTCGCTGGGCAGCGTCAGGTGGCGTCGCTGACGGCGACCTACCTGGAGCAGCTCTACCGGGATGTCGACGCTGACGCCGGGCGAATCGGCCTGGACTTCGACAAGGTAACCGGCAAGGCCCTGCGCGACGTTGACCCGGAGGACGTCTACGAGCGTCCCTTCAAGGACGTGTGGTGGGCGCTC